GCAGGTTGCACCGATTGATGCGCCCGATCCCGAAACGCCAGCCTCTGATCCGGAGGAGGTAATCGTCACCATTGGCGATGAACCCGCCCCCGAGCCGCCCGAGGCAGCCCCTGAATGGGTGCGGGAATTGCGCCGCGTCAACCGCGAGCGCGAGCGTGAAATCAAGGAATTGCGCGACAAGCTGGCGGCAAAGGAAGCAACCCCGCCGCCCGCAACCGATCCCGGCAAGAAGCCGACGCTTGAAGATCACGATTACGATACCGAGGCGTATGAGCGCGAAATTACAGCTTGGTATGAACGCAAGCGCAATGCCGATGCTGAAATCACGCGCCAGCTTCAAACGGAACAGGAGCAACAAAAAGCCTGGCAAGCCAAGCTGGAAGGCTACGGCAGGGCCAAGGCTGAATTGCGGGTGCCGGATTATGAAGAAGCCGAAGCGGTGGCGCAATCCACGTTTAGCGTGCCGCAGCAAAGCATCATCGTGGCAGGCGCCGAAAATCCTGCCTTGTTGATTTACGCCATGGGTAGAAGCCCGGCCAAGGCCAAGGAATTGGCTGCCATTACCGATCCCGTCAAATTCACCTTCGCCGTAGCCAAATTGGAGGCACAATTGAAAGTCACCCCCCGCAAGGCGCCACCCGCGCCCGAGAAGCAAATCCGGTCAACCGGCGGCGTTCCCGTATCCGGCGCCGTGGATAGCACCCTGGAAAGGCTGCGCGATGAAGCCGCCAAGACTGGCGATATGACTAAGGTGATTGCCTATAAGCGCCAGAAGGCGGCAAAAAAGTAATTGACGCCAAGCCGGGCGCTGGCGTAGATTGTCAGCGCCTAGGTGTCGCGAGCCGTAATTCGCAGAGGGCATAGAACGGCAGCCGCCCGGCCTTATGGGTGAGACATGGCAACAATCCCCATCTCTCAATCATGAGGCTATGAAACATGGCAAACAGTTTTAGCAAAGAAGAGCGCATTGCCTTCGAGAATATCCTTGAGGGCTTTCAGGACGCGCTTGTTCTTTCCCGAAATGTGGCGATCTACAACACCGATCAGGTGATGATGGAGCGCACAAACAACATCATCTGGCGCCCGCAGCCGTACATCGCGACGAGCTACGCTGGCACCGATATGACCGCCAACTTCGACGATTACACGCAATTGACCGTCCCGGCGCCGATTGGCTTTCAGCGCTCCGTGCCATGGGTGATGACCGGCACCGAATTGCGCGATGCCTTGCAGGAGCAACGCCTGGGCGATGCGGCCAAGCAAAAGCTGGCGTCGGACATCAACGTGGCGATCATGAACGTGGCGGCGCTGCAAGGCACGTTGTTTGTGAAGCGCACGGTTGCCGCGTCCGGCTTTGATGACGTGGCGCAGTGCGAAGCCATTATGAACGAGCAAGGCGTGATGATGGAGGACCGCTATCTGGCGCTTTCCACACGCGATTATAACGGCATGGCGAGCAACCTTCAGGCCGTGACCCGTTCCTTCGGCAATCAAACCAGCGATAACGCCCTGCGCCGCGCGCTTGTTGGGACGGTGGCCAGCTTTGATACCTACAAGCTCGATTATGCCCTTCGCAAGACTGCGGCGGCTGGTGGCGCGGGCTTGCAGATCAACACGACCGTGGCGGGCGCTCAATTCTATGTGCCAAAGGCTACTGCCGTTGCGGCGACTGGCGAAACGAGCAATGTTGACAACCGCTTTCAGACTGTCACGATTTCCAGCACGACAAGCGTGGCGGGGGGCGATGCCTTCACCATTGCGGGTATTGAGGCGGTGCATCACATCACCAAGCAAAGCACTGGGGTTCTTAAAACCTTCCGCGTGATCAGCGTGCCAAGCGCGACGACGCTGGTGATTTCGCCGCCGCTTATCACGGCGCAGGGCGGCACGGATGCAGAAGTGCAGTATCAGAACTGCACGGCTGTCACCACTTCAACCACTGCCGCCATTGTGTTCTTAAATACCGTGACCAACTTCATGAACCCCTTCTGGCACAAGGATAGCTTGGAAATCCTGCCGGGCCGTTTGGCGATCCCGAGCGATGCCGGCGCCGCTGTCATGCGGGCTGCAACTGACCAGGGCATCGAATTGGTCATGTCCAAGCAATATGACATCAACACGCAAAAGACCAAGTATCGCCTTGATACTCTTTATGGCGTGGTGAACAAGCAGCCGCAAATGAGCGGCATCATCATGTTTTCCCAGACCTGATAGAAGCAGAAGGAGATCAAGAGCATGTCAAGTTTCGTTCTGCCGCAGGGCAATTCTGGCGACGTTACTATCCCGGCGGGTGAAAGCATCGCCGTGTTCTGCGCGGGTTCGGCGCAAGTCTATCGCAAGATTGGCTTCCCGAATTACCCGGACCAAGTGACGCTTATTGGCACGGTGAATAACAGCCAAACCGTGTTTGGCCCGTATGCTTCCGGCGCCACGATCATCGTGGAAGCTTCCGGTGGCGTTACTGCTCTTTATGAGGTGGGCACTGATCCGGTCGTTCAGCTAACCCGGCTGAATGTTCAGGTGCAGGTGACGCCTGCCGTGATTGCCGATGGCGGTTCCATGGTATTTACGGCTGCAAATCTGCTGACCGGGCTGGTGACTGCCACCCCGACAACTGGCCGCAGCATTCAGCTTCCGACCGGCGCCGCGATGGACTTGTCGACCGGCATTGAAATCAACGAATCGTTCGATTGGTCGTTGATCACGCTTGCGGCTTTCGCGCTTACCGTGACGGCGGGCGCTTCCGGTCACACGATTGTCGGGGCGGCTGCTACTGCGGCGACTTCCGGTTCTGCCGCGCGCTGGCGGACCCGCAAGACGGCGGCTGATACCTTCGTCAGCTATCGCATTGCATAATGACTGGGGCGGGCTTAACGGCCCGCCCTAACCCCTTGCAGGAGGCTTTCCTATGCCGTTGAAGAAAGGCTATTCCAAGGCTTCCATTTCCAGCAATATCCGCAAGGAAATGAAGGCTGGCAAGCCGCAAAAGCAGGCGGTGGCCATTTCTTTGAATACCGCCCGAACGGCGGCGATGAAAGCCGGAAAGCCTGGCAAAGCCCCGAAAGGTGCAAAATGAGATTTCTTCCAACTACTCTTTACCGTGTGCCTGGCGCGCATTTTGGCCCGCCTGGTTTTACCTATGATTATCGCGGCGTTGACACGGAAGAGGCGCTAGAGGCTGCCTTGGCCGATGGCTGGCATGAAAGCCTTACCGCCGCAATGGCGCCGCCCGAAGCCGCGCCCGTGCCTGCCGATGATGCGCCCGTGATGCGCGCCGAATTGGAACAGAAAGCGGAAGAGCTTGGCATCAAGGTGGATGGCCGGTGGTCAGACAAGCGCCTGATGGCCGAGATTGAATCCAAGGTGGTGCCATCGGAATGAGCTACACCAAGCGCCAGCTTATCGAAGCCGCGTTTGAAGAGGTGGGCCTTGCGGCCTATACCTTTGACCTGACGCCGGCCCAGATGCAATCGGCGCTGCGCCGGATGGATTCCATGCTGGCGACTTGGAATAGCAAGGGCATCCGCATTGCCTATCCGTTGCCGCGCAATCCAGACGATAGCGGCCTTGATGAAGAAACGAGTATTCCAGATAGAGCGGTTGAAGCTATTGTTTCCAATTTGGCACTGAGGCTTGCCCCATCTTATGGCAAGGCGGTGGCGGTGGAGGTGAAAACCTCTGCCCGGCAAGCCTATGAGGCGTTGCTGGCGCGGGCTGCCATGCCTTCTGAAATGCAATTCCCCAAAACTCTGCCGGCGGGCTCAGGCAACCGGCCTTGGGTATCTGACAATCCATTCATGCCGGGGCCGGTTGATCCTGTCTTGGTGGGGCCTGATGGCCCGCTTGAACCGTAGGAACGGAACGCCATGCCCACGATCAACCAACTATCTGCGATCAACAGCCTAAGCGCAGGCGATAACATCTTGGTCTATGCCCCCGGCGAAGGCGACACGCGCCGCGCCAGCCTTTCGACGCTATTGGCGTTCTTTGAATCTTATTTTGCCGATCCTGATTACACCACGCAGATCAGCGCACCAACTTCGAGTGGGTTCAACCTACAGCTTGGCGCACAAACGCAAAGCCTGTTTTTGATTATCAACCCGACTGGCGCTTTTGCGGCTGGCACCATTACCTTGCCGCCGGTGGCGTCATGCTTTGACGGGCAAGAAATCCTTGTCGTTTCTTCCCAAAGCATTGCGGCGCTGACGGTGAACGGCAACGGCGGAACGTTGATTGGAACGCCTGGCTCGCTTGGCATTGGCAGTTTTTTCACGATCCGGTTCAATTACCTGCAATCCACTTGGTACACGCTTTCAAGTAATACCGGCTCCAACTTTGGCAGCCTGACGCTTTCCACCGCGATTAATGACGTGAATGGCAACGAGCTTTTGCGCGTTTCTGCCACGGCGGCAGCGGTGAATGAGGTCACGCTTACCAATGCGGCGGCGGGCGGCGCGCCAAGCCTGAGCGCAACCGGCGATGACACAAACATTAGCCTGAACCTTGTGGCCAAGGGAACGGGCGTGGTGCAAGCTGGTGGCATCCCGGTGGCGACGACCACGGGCGCCCAAACTCTGACCAATAAGACCTTGACGGCGCCGGTTATCAGCACGATCAGCAACACGGGCACGCTGACCCTGCCGAGTTCAACAGATACGCTTGTGGGGCGCGCGACAACCGACACGCTCACCAATAAGACCCTGACCGCGCCGGTAATGACTACGCCTTCCCTTGGAACGCCGGCAAGCGGCGTCTTGACCAATTGCACGGGCTTGCCGATTGCAACGGGCGTGAGTGGCCTTGCGGCGCTTGTGGCGACTTTCCTTGCCACGCCTTCGAGCGCCAATTTGGCGGCTGCGCTTACCGATGAAACGGGCAGCGGCGTTGCAGTGTTTGGCACCGCGCCGACTATTACCGGCTTGCGCCGCGCCGCGCCTGTCACCAAGACGGCAGATTTCACGCTTGGCGATGCGGAAGATTACATCATCAATAACAAGCCTGCCGCCGCTTGCGTGGTGACATTGCCGGCACCTGCCAGTTACCCGGGCCGCGTGGTGGTCATGAAAACCATTCAATCCTTTGCCATCAACAGCGCTTCGTCAAACGTGGTTCCGCTTGCGGGCGGTGCGGCGGGCACGGCTATCGTATCGGGCACGGCGGGGAATTGGGCCGAGCTTGTAAGCGACGGTTCTAATTGGATCATCATGAAGGCGTAAGGAATAAGACATGACCATTCGCGCACCATTCTACCCTGCTCGTGGCGCTAATCAGGTGGTGACGCCTGGCGCTGCATCGGCAGAAGTGACCGTTGACCCAAAGGCCAAAAGCGTGCGCCTTGTGAACAGTGGCGCCAATATCTGCCATGTGCGGATTGGCATTGGCACGCAAACTGCGACAACCGCCGATACGCCATTGCGGTCTGGTTCTGAAATTGTCGTCTCAAAGGGCGAAGGCGAAGGCAATGTGGCGCATATCAGCGCCGCCGGCACTACGCTGCACATTCAGCCCGGCGAAGGTGGGGTTTGAGTGCAAATTCCGATTCTGACCGGCGTTTATACAGATAGCAGCCCGGATTTCCGGACGGCTTACCCGGTCAATATGGTGCCGGTGCCCATGCCGCAGGGGATTTCCAATGTCTATTTGCGTCCGGCTGAGGGGCTTATCAGTCAAGGCACGGGGCCGGGCGTGGATCGTGCCGGGATTGAGTGGCGCGGGCAGTGCTATCGCGTCATGGGTTCCCGGCTGGTGCGGATTGCCGCCGATGGCACTCTGACCGATATTGGCGAGGTGGGCATAAGTGCCAAGCTGGCAACCTTTGATTATTCCTTTGACTATCTGGCCATTGCATCAGCCGGGCGCCTGTATCTCTACAATGGAGCCGCGCTTCAACAGGTGACGGATACCGATATTGGCACGGTTTTGGACGTCGTTTGGGTGGACGGCTATTTCATGACCACGGACGGAGAATTTCTGGTGGTGACGGAATTGGGCAATCCATTTGCGGTTGATCCCCTGAAATATGGAAGCGCCGAGGCTGATCCAGATCCAGTTGTGGCGCTGCTGAAACTGCGAAACGAAGTCTATGCCTTAAACCGCCACACGATCGAGGTGTTCGACAACGTGGGGGGCGATAATTTTCCCTTCGCGCGCATTGAAAGCGCGCAAATTCAGAAAGGTTGCGTCGGCACCCGTGCGTGTTGCGTGTTTCAGGAAACCATTGCCTTCCTTGGTTCAGGCCGGAATGAGGCGCCTGGCATTTACCTGGGCACCAATTCAGTCGCGCGGAAGATCAGCACGGCAGAAATTGACCGCGTTCTTGCCGGATATTCAGAAACACAACTTGCGGAGGTTTTGCTTGAAGCGAGGAATGACCGCGCGCATCAATACCTTTACGTTCATCTTCCAGATCAGACGCTTGCATTTGACGCGGCGGCTACGGAAGCGCTGCAACAGCCGGCATGGTTCATCCTGACATCTTCGGTGGAAGGCTTGGCCCAATACCGGGCGCGCAACTTCGTGTGGTGCTATGACAAATGGCTTTGCGGTGATCCTAGCAGTAATGGCTACGGATACCTTACCACAGACCGCGCCGATCATTACGGCGCCAAGGTTCGGTGGCAGTTTCAAACCGCGATCCTTTACAACGAAAGCCGGGGAGCGGTGGTGCATAGCCTGGAGCTTGTTTGCTTGCCCGGCTATGCCGTGTTCGGCGTTGATCCGGTTGTGACCACTTCCTATAGCGTTGACGGGCAGAATTGGAGCCAAGACCGGCGCTTGTCCCTGAATGGCTTTGGCGCCTTGAATAAGCGCGCTGTATGGCATCAACAGGGCATGATGCGGAATTGGCGCATTCAGCGCTTTCAGGGCACCAGTGACGCGCGCTTGCCCGTGGCGCGGCTAGAAGCAAGCCTGGAGCCGCTTGCGGTATGACGCGCATTCGCCTTAACCGCGTGCAGCTTGCGGCCTTCCTGCCGGATGATGACAGTATCCGGAAGATGGAGGCGCTATTCGCGCAAGCGACGGACCTGACGCCGGCAGAAATTGCCGCTTTGACGCTTGCCATTCAGGAAGCATCGCTTGACGCGGGCACGGCGGACGCCAAGGCTACGCAAGCCAATGACGCGCTTGGCCGCATTGCCGATAGCCTGGAATTGCTGGCCTATGCGCCGCCGCGCTTGCCGGTGGCGTTATCCGATGACGTGGCGCCGCCGATCACGCCGCCCAAGCGGACGCGGTTTGGTTCCTTTTATGACACCACAACCCAAACGGCAGCGGTGATCAATACAGCCTATGCGGTCACGTTTGACACGACTGACCTGAGCGAAGGCGTCTATCTTGGCAGCCCGACATCGCGCATTCTTGTGGACGAGCCGGGCGTCTATAATTTCCAGTTTTCGGCGCAGCTTGACAAGACAACCGGCGGCGTCGGGATTTTCGATTTCTGGATTAGGGTGAACGGCGTTGACATTGCCAATTCTGCCGGGCGAGTGCGGATACAGGGCAACAATGCTGAATTGATTACGGCTTGGAATTTCTTAACACGCATGAAGGCTGGCGACTATTTTGAGCTGATGTGGGCGGTTGATGATACCTCATGCCAGATTGCGGCATTCCCAGCCGCCGCGCCGCACCCTGGCATCCCATCGGTCATTCTGACCGTTTCCAACAACATCGGAGCTTGACCCATGGCCGTGACCGTTAAGAACATCATTCCGGCAAAGCAGGCCGAGAATACGCAAACCACGCAATACACCGCGACGGGGTGCCGCACCATTATTGACAAGTTCACCGTGACAAATACCAGCGCAGCCAATGTAACGCTTGCGGTTAATCTTGTGGCGTCCGGCGGTTCGGCTGGGGCTGCCAATCTGGTGTTAAGTGCAAAGAACATCGTCCCAGGCGAGACCTACCTTTGCCCGGAATTGGTGGGCCAGGTTTTGGAGTCGGGCGGGTTTATCAGCACCTTGGCCGGCGCCGCGACCAGCTTGACCATTCGGGCCAGCGGGCGGGAAATCACATAATGCTTGCAATCCGGGTCGGTTTGGGGATAATTGGGGCGCTGAGACATCCGGCGGCCAGCGGCCATCCTTTAAGGGGTTCCGATGTCTGAGGTTTCG